CTGGTTCTACTACCACCTTCGCAAATGTTAGGAATAAAAGTAGATTCCTGACGTATATTGCCCATAATGGTAGCAAGGGCGTTTCTGTCTTTAATACCACGATCCTGGAAGTATGCCAGGGTAGCATTCTCATGTTCATTACACCCTTTACAAATTAACCTTTTCTCTTTTGGCTTTGGTAATGCAACCTCTCGGATTGCTGTCTTCTTTTCATCTACAAGGTCAAATTCTTTAATGATGGAGAAAGGTGCTTGTCCAGGAACTGGAGGAGGCGGACCTTGCATCTTGTAGTTGATGAATGGCAGTGACGCCGCGTTGGTTGTAACCGTTGCCAGGAGAGGCAGGGCTACTGTAAAGAAATTTTGCACTAAATTTAATTGAACTCTACATCCGTATAGAAAGGGGGTACACCCTTTTCTCAAAGGGCACTTTCCACGGCTCTAAATCAAACTCAAAGACTCATAATAAAAAACCCTGCTCATAACAGGGATTTTAACATAATAAGTTAATATTTAGAGATTGTCAAGAAGCATAATTTCGAAGTTGCAAATAAATATAGCGTAAGCTTATACCAAAATGCCAAGGGAATGGAACACTCCCAAAAGGGAGCCTTGGAATGCACCGATACATAATATTCTAAAAGCAATAGATAATCACACTCAAGAATACTTCAAGAGTGGTGATATGTGGCATCTACGAAAAGCAGAAAACTTAAGACAATATCTTGACGAACTAAAGACCTGGATACACAAACAAGAAGGAAGATGAAATCCATTCTTTTAGAGTTTCTAATAATATCTCGCCTCATTACAAACGAGGGGATCATGCTTGAGAATAGAAGACCTATCCCCAAGAAACAACCCCCAGAAATTATTAGATTTATTAGAAGACCTGCTAAAAGAGGAAGGAAATTATTTTTTCCATAAGTTTCCTTCAGCAGTTCTTCTACGAGCAAGTCCTTTCTCTACATTAGTTCCTGGATTGCGATAGAGATATAAAGCATCAGGAACTTTTGACCATTCTTTATTTCTCAAGCATTTAGTAATAGTATTAAAGCCAGAACCACCGTAAAAACCGGCACCAAGATTATAAGCAAAGCTGAGCAGAGCGCCTCTTTGTCCATCTGTCATTTCTCCCCAATAAGGAATTCTTTGAAGTGATGGAAGGAATCTTTGCTCAAGGTCAAACATTAATAGTTTGTCAGCATAATCCTGCGTAATCTTTCTTCCAAGTTTAAATGGTTGTCCATTAAAATCTCTTGTGCTTCCCCAACCAATTGTGATAGGAAGTCCACCAGTCAATGGATCAGGATAAGCATTTAAGTGACATCCCTCAAACTCCTTAATTAAATCAACACCACATTGAGGGATTTTAGATTGTGGCGTCGATTCTACTTTTTTACGTCGAAGATTCTTCCCCAACCATCATTGCCTTTGGGACACCATCTACGTGATAATTCACTACGCTTATAAACAGCACCTTTACCATTATTTACAGATCCAGTATAACCATCATTCAATGAACCATAAGGATCATTGACAACATAATCGCCTGATGGTGTCTTACCAATCACAACTACCATATGCCCACCTGTGGGGTTAGATAGAGGACCGCGATGAAGAATACCAATAACAATAGGTCTACCAGCGGCAAGCTCTCTATCAAGATCAGCAAAAGAAAGGCTATAGGAAAAACTGGATTTAATACCGTATGACGCAAGAACCTTGGTCTGAACCAAGTGATCAGTTGTGTCACCGATTGAGAAAACTTTTTGTACATAGGCGTCATCGCCCTTAGGTCCTTTTAGTGTACCAGGTTTGAAATACTCAAGACACATAGCACAAGCAGAAGAGTTACAGGTTCTATTAGCGTCTCTGTAATTATCTGTCTGTGGATAAAAAGGAACTTGCAAAATACTTGATTGAGGTTTGTCCTCTTTTGTTCTATAGATTCTTACCCAATTAGCATCATCCTGCATCAACTCTTGTGCTTTTAGAAGCAAATCCTTCTCAAGTTGTTCTACAGCAGCAACGTGTTTTGGATTTTTTTCGTCGTAGAACTTAAAGAAGTTATGAAGATCTATGAGCATTATAGTATCCAAACCCTGCACTATATTTATTAAAAAAGCGCCTTATTGGCGCTTAATTGTGTTTATGCAGTTTGCAAATCTCGTGAAGTTTCCCTAATAGTAGTTTTCACATAAGTCAAGACTTTCTCTGGACTTGTTTCACCATAAGGATCTTCACTAGCATTATCACACTTGCCAGGTTCTTCAAACAGTTTTTCGATAATTCCATTATCCACAACTGCAGCATAACGCCAAGAACGCTCACCAAAACCAAGATTGGACTTCATTACCAGTTGTCCCATCGAACGGGTGAAGTATGCATTACCATCAGGAATGAGTTGTACTTTCTCAATGCCTTGGTCTTTTGCCCAAGCATTCATCACAAACCCATCATTAACAGAGATGCAGTAAATAGCGTCGATGTCGTTACTAATAAAGTCGTCATATTTCTCTTCGAATCCAGGAAGCTGATAGGCACTGCAAGTAGGAGTGAAAGCACCAGGCAGGCTAAAAATGACAACACGCTTCCCATCGAAAAGTTCACTAGACTTACGATAAACAAATTCTCCATTCTCACGGAATGCAAATTCTACTTGAGGAATTTGATAACCTTCTTTACGCATAGGAACCTCCCTAGTCGTTTCTTCTTTCTTAAAAATATTAAACATATTCATCAATTCAATTTAGCATTAACACTAATAACTTTTGCTTTTGGATTTCGTGCAAGTGCAGTTTCTTTTGCATCTTGATAGTTTGTTGCTTGAACTGTCTCGTAAAAGACTGTGCCTCCAACATACAATTGCACTTCATATTTCATCTCACCAAATACCAGGGATGATTTGTCCAGTCAGGGCATAAGAACCCATTGCGGCAACAATGCCAATCATTGCTGCCCAACCATTAATACGTTCTGCGCGTTCGTTCATTTGTTTTCTCCCAGTTTACTTTACGTTAGAATAGATAGATGTTTCACCATAATCGCGGTGAATTTTATAACCAACCACAGCACCCTTTGTATTCATTAGTGCAGGCATAAAAACAATTGTGAAAAATACTGCTGGTGCTCCAATAAAAAGCACAGCAATAATCACATAATAAGTCAGCAGTTCAATTAGAGAGTGTTCCATTATAAGGATGTTTTTGTTTGAGTTCAGGGTTTGGTTGTGAAGGAACTACAGGGTTCCTTGATTTGTTTTTAATGATGATAAAAGCATCATTTTGATAAGTCACAGTTCCAAATGGTTTTGCCCATTTTGGATTTGCGTCTGGGTGTGTAGCAGTTCCTGTTACTGCCACACCACCGATCTCTACAGAGAGTTCATCATCACGATCCCATCCAAGAGTTTCAAGAGCAATTGCGAATTGCCCTAGCATATCAGCACTCACAGGTTCTCTTCCTGTTCGGTAAGAATTACGCAATCGCTTGTGGGATATGCCACACAAGTGAGAATGAATCCGTCTGCAATCTGATCATCATCAAGGAAAGATTGTTCTTCATTGTCAACAGTACCAGAAATCAGTTTTCCTGCACAAGAAGAGCAAGCACCTGCACGACAAGAATACATCATATCAAGTCCTGCTTCTTCAGCAGCCTCAAGAATGTATTGATCATCTTGGCACTCGATAGTAGTTTCAGTGCCGTCAGGAGATTGAAGAGTAATGTTAAAGACAGTCATTAGTAAGTGTCACAGAGTTTTTCTACAGATGCTGCCAACAGAACAAAGAAGGCAACTGATGTCATTGTAAACAAGAGTGAAGTCATTGTCAAGTCTCAAACTACTCCAAAGAAGAGGTTGCCAGTGAGAGCGTAAGAAATAGCCCCAGCAACAATACCGACCATAGCCCAGCGTCCATTCATTTTCTCCGCTTTCTCAGCATAGGGTTCGATACCATAACGCTCAAGGTCTTCCTTGGTCATGTACATAGAGGGTTCTTTAGCAAACATATTCATTTGCCCGAACTCATTTTTAGTTACAGTCATTTCGCTTTATTACGAATTGTTACACAATTATATAGCAAAAAAGAGGGTCTGTCAAGACCCTCTTAAGATTTTGTTTAGATTTACTGACCGATTCGGTTTACGGCAAGTCGTGCTCGGTTAAGGATAGAACCACTCAAGGGAACATATCCAAGGTCATCAGCAATGGATTGTGCTTTAGAACTCAGAGCATAGTTGAGTGCCTTACGAATGGCATCGGTATTAGAACCATTGCCAGACTTATATGCAAGAATCCAAGTCAGAGTTGAAATTGGGTATGCAGTTGCCCCAACGGGATTTGGATTTTCACCTGCAAGATTTGCATCCAGTTTGATACCATTCAGTGCAGCAGAACCAGAAGCAGCAGTAGGAAGAACAAACTTACCTGCCTTATTTTGAATTGCAGCTGCCTGAAGTTTGTTTGCTCTCACAAATCCAGTGTTCACATAACCAATCGCACCTGGAGTTTGACGAATACGACCAGCAACACCTTCATTACCCTTGGCACCAATACCAGTAGGCCACTTTACAGATTTGGCAGCACCAGGAGTCCAACCACCAAATGCTTCCAGAGAGTTAGTAAAAGCATAGGTAGTACCAGAACCATCAGAACGATACACCGTAGTAATAGGACCAGCAGCACATCCAACTTTGTTCCAGTTCTTAATACGACCAGCAAAAATATCAACAGTTTGCTTCTGGGTCAGTTTCAGAGTGCATCCAGGTTTGTTATAAGCAACAGCAATCGTTCCACCAACCATAGGAATTTGGACAACTCCACGCTTTACTTTGGCGGCGTCTGCTGCGCTGATTGCTTCGTCGCTTGCTCCGAAGTTAATTGTGCCCGCAATGAATTGACGAACACCAGCACCAGAACCAACGGACTGATAATTAACCCGATTCCCAGTAGCTCGTGCATAGTCAGCAAACCATCGTTGATAAATTGGGGCAGGGAATGAAGCACCTGCTCCATTAATAGCAGGTCCAGCAAGAGCAGCAGTAGGAACAGCAGCAACTAGACCAGCAGCAAAAATATGTTTCATTTTCATAAAAAAGTTTTAGAAGTGAATTGACTTCGTAAGTAATAATACTGGAAGGAAACCTTAAAGTCCACTAAGATTTGGTTAAGGTTTTGATTACCTAATAAAAAAGCACCCCAGAATGGGGTGCCTTCACTCAAGTTATGAGTATATTATCAGAACTTGAAGGTAGTCTGGATTACACCACCCCAGTTAGAGGAGTTGCCAACAAGACGCTGGTTGTCACTGCCGTAGATAATAGCAGGAGTGACGCTGATGTTGTCAGACACTTGATACTTGTAGAAGATCTCAAGCATCGTGGACTTCTCAAGGTTAGAACCAGTAGGAGCTTGACCAATAGCAACACCAGCAGAGTTGCCATCAACAAACACATCATCCCAAGTCAGACCAGCAAACCAGGATTGGCTGTTAGTAGCAGCACTTTGAGTACCACTTACAGTGTTCCAACCATAACCACCAGAGATGGAGGGAACCCAACCAGATTGAGTGGGCTGCCAGTAAGCGTTAATGGCATAACCGTTAGAGGTTTGACCAGGAACAAGAGTACCAGAAGCACCATTCAGACCGTTATAGGTGCGAACACGGGTGCCTTCAGTACCATAACGATAACCAAAAGCAGCACCCCAATTGTCACCACGATAACCAATTTGTGCAAGAGTATTCAGAGCACCAGAGCGATCAAACTCACCAGTAGAACTATCGCTGCCAGTTTGAGCAACGTAGTTTACACCAGCAACAAGACCTTTCTTACCATACTGAATACCAAAACCAGCACCAGTTGCCTTGTTATAAACACCAGGAGCACCTGCTACTTGGAAGAAGTCAAGAATGTTTGACTTGTAAGCAGTAGGGATCCAAGCGATTTCAGTATTACGAACCAGAGCACCAGCAGTAAGAGTGGTAGTGTTATTGAAAGCGGGGAATGAATAATACAGACGGTCAATAACTACAGCATCACCCATATCTCCTTGAGTGTTGTCTGCCTTATCAAGTTTGAAGATAGACGAACTGGAACCGAAAGGATTACTGCTGAAATTAGAAGAACGCAGACGAGTCTTCAGCAAGTCTTTACCGGTGAATGAAGTATCCAGGTTCAGACGAAGATCATAGTTGAATGCAGTACGGGCAATATCACCAGTCTTGGTCTGGTAATTGTCAACACCGCCGATCACGAAGTTTGCTTCACCACGCAGTTTAGTAGTGGTCGAGAACTGTTGTGCTTCAAGTGTATTAACTTGTGCTTCCAGACCATCTACACGACCTTTGAGAACTGCAAGTTCTGCAGCAAACTCAGTTTGTAGTTTGCGAAGTTCATCAGTAACTTCAGTTACACGATCAAGACAAGCATTCAGAAGTGCTGCTGCTTCATAACGGGTCATTGCCTTGGTGCCACCATAGGTGCCGTTAGGATAACCAGCAACGCAACCATAACGCTCTACTAGGTTGCTGAGTGCCTGATATGCCCAATCGGTGGGTTGTACATCAGAGAATTGAGTGACGCTTGTGACCTGCTCAGAGGAGTATTGGTTGACTGCTGCCATGTTAAGATCTGCCGCATTTGCAGCAACAGGAGCAACCATACCCAGAGCAACAGGCGCAAGCATCAGTTGTTTGAGTTTCATAAAAGTGTTTTAGTACTAAACGACATATTGAGTATCCGTGCAAATAGTTGCGGCACGGTTACATCACGGTATTTATCTTAACAGTTTCTTTGGATTCTGTCAAGTTTCTTTGGGGGCGTTTGAGTTTTCGGTTATCCGACCCAAATAAGGATCATAGTTCATATAATCCCTAATATCAATATTTGCACCTTGCTGTTGCCAATAGTTCAACAATGCATCGTGAGGTCCTTTGTGAAAGATACTAAGATGCTCTGGATGAATCGTAGAACCCATCTGCAAGTTATAAAGAAACAAAGGAATGGTATAAGTCTTACCAGTTTCTAGAATTGTGTCCTCAGAAACTGCCCTTGGTTTTACCCCATTATCAAGTTTAAATTTATCACCACGAATATGATGCTTCATAATTTTAGAAGCATGATGTCTACTTATTACATAAATTGCTGCAGAGAAATCATTGATAAACTTTAGATGGAGTTTGACATGAATATCTCCTGTACAAATTGTAGTTAGTTGTAGACAATCCCAATCATATGGGGCAAGAGAAAAGAAATCCGTCCAAGTGAAGTTCCAGTATCGAACAATATCAAAATTTACATCATCTTCTAGAATGAGACAATACTCATCGTCTGTTTCTTCATAGAAAGTTTTAATTGCTTTCAGATGAGATAAGCAACATCCAAGTTCATTCTGCGAAACATTATCAGGGATTCTACCCTTTAGATGCCCAGATACATCATCTTCTCTCGCATCATATCCTGCAATGCGAGTGTGATTTTCTATTTCCCAGTATTTAAACTGTTGCTCCATATACTCACGACGATGAGTATCTGAATCAAGATTCAACCAGTAGATATGGGGAATACCTTTCAGTTTATATGCTGATTTATTTTTATCAAGCAGTAATTCTTGTCCATCCATCGGGAATCAAATCTTTAGTATCGTGGTCTTTTGTATATCCAGTTCCAAACCACTGGATCGGGGCAATAACTTTTTTATCCTTATTAGTAGAGAGCCATGCACCCCACCAAGAGAATGTTGAATTTGCAATGATAAAATCATCACAAAGAGACATCAAACACAAATCAATTCTATTGTCAGTGTTCTCTGAGATCATAAAACGATCATCACCAAATAATTCTTGTTCTTGGCACCATGCAGGATCATCTGAGAATACGATCACATTGCGATCAGAATCAAAGTGATTAAGTGCTGCTTTATAATATTCCAAAGTACAAGGAGGATGATTAGCACTATTACTCACATAATCCGTGCGACGAACATGAAGAGCAAGTGGATTATCAACAGATGCAATCATTTCTTTGCAAGGATTGAGAATCTCATCCTTGAAAGTAAAGTCTTCACGAATCTCATCTTCAATGTGCTTGAAGTATTTTTCAGTTTGAAAATATCCCTGAAGACTCACATGATCTGGACACATCTTAAAAAGTTCCTCATCAAAGTGAAAGAACCTTTCTTGAACAACTGGAGAATGACCATTGTTTAGGAGACCGACATTAACTCTAAGATCAAAAGAATCAAATAGTTCAGTTCTTAGCATATTACCGATTCCATCATCCACTGCTTGAGTGTGATTTGGAATAATAATATCTGCTCCAATATTTCTTGCAATTCCTTTTAAAGATGCATACTGAAACATTTGGTTTGCCAAACGTCCCATCCTACCTAGGGCATTAAATCCTATCATTTCAATTGTGCTCTGCGTGTTTTTAGATAGTCCTGGTTTTCATAATACTGCACAAGTTGGTTTCTGTCAAACGTTTTAATCGTATTCCAGAGATTCCAGTTGTTGTTAAAGTTTGGATTACTGAACCAAGAGTTATGTGTTCTACTGTGCTCTAAATGGTAAACATAATCATCAATTCGTGCAATACGATTTCCAAGTAAACTCATTCTGTAGTAGAACTCATCATCCTCACATCCCCATGAGATGAAGTTTTCATTCATCATATAGCAGTCAATATACTTCTGACGATTGATGAATTGTGTCCAACCAATCGTTGAGTTTGATAATGTTTTGTTCTTATCAAGTACAGAAGTATCCAAAGAACTTACAAACTCATTATAGATATTCATATTATATTCAGCACGCCACTGATAGACACCACATCCATAAGGATACACTACATCTGCTTGTCCATCGTTAATTGCACTATATGCATAGTGGTATGATGAAATTGGAAGAATACAATCCGCATCGTAGTTTACAACAACTTTAGTATCTGATGCAACGATCAGATCATTTAGAACTTTACTCTTACAGAATAAAGGGTCATTGTTTTCTTCAAACAAGTAGGTTAAGTTTTCAGTATTGGCGTACTTTCTAATTTCTGGAATCGCACGAAACTTAAACGTTTCACGTCCAGAAACTTCTTTTACTATTACCTTTGCTGGTATATGTCTCAACAAATAAGAGACCGATGAGATTATGTTTCTCAGTCGGTCTTCAGATTCAATCCTGGTTGGAATCAGGAAAGTAAGATTCATCATCTCTGAATTCTCTCCTCAGGAATTTTTTCAATAATCCAAGATTCTGGAATTAGATCCTTCAAATTATTAAAGGCAAGTCTTTGTCCAAACCAAGGAGTTTGTGTAATGATTTTTTTGTTTGGATTTTTTTGTAACCACGCGCCCCACCAAGATAAGGAACTATTAGCAATGATTGCATCATTACACAAACTCATCAAACACAAATCATAATACGGAACAAGAGATGTTTCCATTTGTCCAGCGCCATTTAAAGTTTGGTGAGGATAATAAACTCTTGTCTCAGAAAGGTGAAAGCGATCACTCTTGAAAAGTTTTTGTTCTTTTACCCAGTTTAAATCATCTGAGCAAATTAACACTGGACGATCATCATTAAAGTATTTGTCTAAGAGATACTCATAATGCTCAACAGTTGGCATAGGATACCAATCTGGACGACCAACATTATCACCACGACGAATGTGAAGAAGAATAATCTTCCCATCAAACTGACTCATATATTCCGCACAAGGTTCATAGATTTCATCCCTGAACTCATAGTCCTCACGAATAGAGTCTTCAATATGCTTGAAGTACTTTTCCGACTGACGATATCCATCAATGTTTACATTATCCGGACAGTTATTAAAAAGACTTTCATCAAAATCAAATCCAGGTTCATTATATGTTGGACCATTAATAAGTCCAGTGTGTTTTACATTCTTCAGTTTAAATGCATCAAACAACCCATAATTTGCATAGTTTGGTGTGTCGTGAGGAGGGATACACCAGTCTAAATTGTTATTTGCTGCGATCCCTCTCAGAGCAGCATATTGGAACATTTGGTTGCCTAAGCGACCATTTGTTCCAAGTCTGTTATAACCAATCACAATTTATTCCTCAATCAGGAAAAAGCTGGAGTGTATTGCCAATTGTAGATTCTTTCCTGCTCTTCAACCTTTTCAGAAATCCATGCATAAGTTTTAGCAATTCCTTCCTCAAGAGTCATTTCGTAGTCCCAACCAAGTTTCTCACGAATGAGATCATTATTAGAGTTACGACCACGGACACCAAGAGGTCCATCAATGTGCTTCTTAACAATGGTCTTTCCAGCAACCTTAGCAGCAATATCTGCAAGTTGATTAATTGTCACCATCTCTTCAGAACCAATATTCACAGGTCCCAAGAAATCAGACTCCATCAGACGACGTGTTGCTTCAATACATTCATCAACATAAAGGAAAGAACGAGTTTGTTCTCCATCACCCCAAATCTCAACTTCACCACCATCAGCAGCTTCTGCTACTTTACGGCACATAGCAGCAGGAGACTTTTCTCTACCACCAGTCCAAGTTCCCTCTGGACCAAAGATATTATGAAACCTACCGATACGAACGGGAATACCATGATTGCGGTTGTATGCCAAGAAGAGTCTTTCTGAGAACAGTTTTTCCCAACCATACTCAGAGTCAGGTCCTGCAGGATATGCATCACTTTCCTTCAGACCAGGATTGTTCACTTCCATCTGTGCATACTCGGGATACATGCAAGCAGAAGAACTGTAGAAGATCTTAGTCTTGTTTACATTCTTACGGTCATTTATTTTTTTCTGTGCAAGCAAAAGATTAAGGTTGATTGCTGCAGAATTGGTCATGATCTCAGAATCATTTTCGCCACTGAAAACAAACCCTGCTCCACCCATGTCAGCAGCATACTGGTAGATTTCATCAAAAGTATCTACATGCTGATCAGGAACGTATTGATAGAAGTTTCCAAGGAAACCTTTAAATTCAATGCACCTTTCAACAAGATTGTAATCTGTCAGATCACCCTGAATGAATTCATTTGCTTCAGTTTCAGAGTATTCTGGTCTCTTGAGATCTACTCCTCTAACCCAATAACCTTCAGCACGAAGTCTCTTAACCATATGACTTCCAATGAATCCACCCGCACCAAACACCAGTGCAGTTTTCCTATATTGACTCATGTTAAAACCTCAGTGAAATTAATTAATTCTATGATATTTATTTTAGTATTATACACCCATCAGAGAGATAAGTCTATCAATCTTCTGATTGTTTACAAATTGACTATTACCAACATATAAACCATTGCTGTGAAGAACAGAAACATTTGAACTCTCTTTTGTAGTGCAAAGTTTATATTTTTTAAACGCAGGATGCAAAAGAATGTTGCCGCTGATAATTGGACGATATTCAATATCTGCTTTCAAAAAAGATCTTTTCAAATAATCTGCAAGAGATTTTTCTTTTGCAATGATTGGGAAAGAGAAACTACTATTTCCTGACTGATTTTCTGGGATGATATAGTTTTCTGGACCCAACCCAGACATAATACCCTCCATCCAATAATGATAGTTCTTCTTACGAATCTCAATATTCTTATCAAGACGTTTGATTTGAGATAGTCCGAGAACAGCACAGACTTCATGATTGCGGAAGTTATATCCATCAGTCATGAAAAGGAAAGCAGGATCTATATCAGGATTTTCTTCACTATATTTCTTGAACATATGAGGAGAACCTTCTCTTGCCATACCATGACTACGCTTCAACCTCATCAATTCATAAAGTTCAGTATTATTTGTACAAACAACACCACCCTCAATAGTAGTCATGTGATGACCAAAGTAGAAACTAAATGTAGATCCAACAGAATCAGTTCCACGTTTCTTACCATCAGGTCCTTCAACACCATGAGATTCACAAACATCTTCAAGAATCAAAGCGTTTGGAAAAATCTCACGAACCTTTTCAACATCAGATGATAATCCAATCAAGTGAGTAATAAAGACGACTTTGATATCGGAATGCTGAGTTGCAATATATTTCAACTCATCAATGTCAAAAGAAAAGTTTTGAAGATTAATATCACAAAAGATTGGTTGCAGTCCATTCTGAAAAACTGGAGCAATATTAGTCATCCAGGTTGTTGCTGGGACTAAAACTTTGTCTCCATCTTTTAGATTATAATGTTCCTTAACGGCAGCAATCAATAAAGAATTAGCAGTACTACCACTTGAAACATACAAAGAATGTTTGACACCCAACCACTCAGACCATTTAGATTCAAACTCACGAACCTTTGGTCCATTGGTAAGTCTGCTGCTAGTCAACAAAAAAGTTGCCATTTTTAAACGATCTCTAAAGGAGATCGTATCTTCCATTAGTGGCCAATAAGTCATCTTTCCTCTAATTTAAAATACTCATATGTTAATTGTAATCCTTGATCAATAGATGTAACAGGTTTCCATCCAAGTTTTTCAAGTTTAGTTGTGTCAAGTAAACGTTGCTTCATACCTTCTGGTTTTGAAGTATCCCAGTTTATTTCCCCATCATATTTTATCACATCAACTATATGAGCGACAAGTTCTTTAATTGAAACATCTTTACCGACACCAACATTAATAACCTCATTGTCATCATAAGTATTCATTAGGAATATTAGTGCTGCAGCAAGATCTTCAACGTAAATAAATTCACGTCTTGCGCTCCCTGTTCCCCAACAATCTACAGATGTCTTTTTAGATTTTTTTGCTTCATGTATACGACGAATTAAACCAGCGATCACATGACTCGTTTCTGAACTAAAGTTGTCCTTTGGTCCATAAACATTGCATGGGTTTACAGAGATGAAATTAGTACCATGCTGCTTATTATATGCTTGGCACAATTTTATTCCTGCAATCTTAGCAAGAGAGTATGCTTCATTTGTTGGTTCAAGATATCCAGATAAAAGATATTCTTCTTTAATCGGTTGTGGGCACTCCTTTGGATAGATGCAAGCAGATCCAAGGAACATTAACTTTTTAACACCAGTCTTATATGAAGATGAAATAACACTATTTTGAATCTTCAAATTATCTTCAAGAAATTGAACAGGGTGCTCAATATTATCTTTAATCCCACCACACTTTGCAGCAGCTAAGAAAACATATTCGGGTTTAGTCTGTTTAAAAAAATTTAATACTGCACTTTCATTGCGTAGATCAAGTTCTTTACTAGTGACAAGCACTAGGTTCTTATAACCATGTTCTCTTAATGAACGAACAATTGCAGATCCAACTAAACCATTATGACCAGCAACAAATATCTTACTATCAAGATTCATTTTTACACATGTCCTCAACTAGTTGGTTAAAAGAAATCTCTGGCTCCCACCCAAGTTCATTCTTTGCTCTAGTAGCATCACCAAGAAGAGTATCTACTTCAGATGGTCTATAGTATTTTGGATTGACTTGAATAACAGTTTTGCCTGTATTTACATCAATTCCAATCTCATCATCACCAGATCCTTCCCAAACAATCTTCATACCAAAGTATGGTGCAGATGCTTCAACAAACTGACGAACAGAATATTGTTCATGAGTTGCGATCACATAATCATCAGCAACTTCTTGCTGTAGCATCAACCACATAGCACGAACATAATCCTTAGCATGTCCCCAATCACGTTTTGCATCTAGGTTTCCAAGAATCAAAACGTTTTGTTTACCTTCACTAATAGACTTGAGACCTCTAACAATTTTTCTAGTCACAAAGGTTTCACCCCTACGCGGAGATTCGTGATTGAAAAGGATTCCACTACAAGCATATAATCCATATGCTTCTCTATAGTTCTTGGTTGCCCAGTATGCATAGACCTTAGCACATCCGTAAGGTGATCTTGGGTGAAAAGGTGTTGTTTCTTTTTGAGGAATTTCTCTAACTTTTCCAAACATCTCAGAGGTAGATGCTTGATAAATTCTTGTTTTATCCTCAAGACCCAAAAGACGGACAGCCTCAAGAACCCTAAGAGTTCCGAGACCATCCACCATTCCAGTATATTCTGGCATCTCAAAGGACACCTTCACATGACTTTGTGCCCCCAGATTATAAATTTCATCTGGTTGGACCAACTGAATAACTCTAACCATATTCGTAGAGTCTGTCAGATCTCCATAGTGCAGTTTTATCTTACTGAAGATGTGATCAATTCTACTAGTGTTGATTGATGAAGATCTGCGAATAATACCGTGAACTTCATATCCTTTCTCTAGAAGGAATTCTGCAAGGTAGGAACCGTCTTGTCCTGTGATTCCAGTGATTAATGCTACTTTCATTTTTTTCAAGAATATTGATCTAAGAATTTGAACAACTCATCATAGTTTTTCTTATCTTTATGGAACCTAAAGACTTTCTTATCTCTCTTTCCTAAGATAGTATCAGAGAACTGAGTTCTGTTTTGAATACGATCATCACCAGCAATAACCTGATTTGTATTACAGTAATAAGCGGCAAGATCTCCAGGACTAGTTCCAGTGTTTATGAAGTTGTTTGATTCTTCAATGATGGTTAAGAAGTATCTTACATCCAAAAATCCAGTCATGTCAACATAGGAGATATATTCATTATCAACAACAGGGAACTTAACCAGATCATTAATGATTACTAAGTTTATTTTATTTTTAATATGATAATCAATTACCTTTGCGTATAAATCAAACTCAACACTTCCAAATCCAAGATCTCCAGACGTACCATCTTTTCCAACTAAGAAATCATTGATATTTGCCGATCCATAATTTCTAGTCTTCCAACTGTTCTTAACGAAGAAAGTATTATACCTATCAATTCCAAGACCTTCAGTTTTTTTAAAGGTAGGATCCCAGAGATCAAGATCATATGCTTGAATACCACACTCATAATATTTGCAGGAAGGAAAATACCAAGTTCCATCTTCACCTTCAGCATACTTATGTCCAGGACCAGGTGGCCAACCAAGTTTCCAATGCAAGTCTTTTCCAATCGGATACAGAATGTTTTTGAAAGTATATCCACTGAAGGCATCTTCATATTCATCTTCATCAAAGTTGCGAAGAGTATACCAGAATGCAATACCTCTATCAGATATATTTTTAAAATTATTCAGAAGAAGTTCTGTTTCTTGACTATCCTTATATGCTTTTGACGTATCAATAAAACCATCCAGAGTCACAAGAATATCAACATACTTTTCATAGAAGATTTCGTGTCCAGGAAAACAAAATCCAATCTTTGGACCTTTTACCTGATTGAAAAATTCTATAAAAAGTTCATTGAAAAAAGTAGGATGAAATCCATACTCTGTCCACACATAGTTTACTAGAGAATATTCTTCAGTATTAATTGACTTTAGGATATTTCCAATTTCACTAACGGATTTAATTTTTAGATATTTTGTATTAGTCATAGTTCAATCAATAGAAGAAATAAAAAGGTTCTCACCATTATCAAACCAAAAAGGTCTGTATCCGATTTCATTAATGAGGGTATTTAATTTTTCAGGAGTATGTCCACATTGACTCATATTTCCTGGATTATATTCCATCAAAATCTTTGGTTTGTACTTGCGAATGGTTTCAACTCCACCCATAATAATATCATACTCAGATCCTTCTGTATCAATCTTGATAAGATCAATCTTAGTATCAATGAATAGATTATCAATCGTATTCATCTTGACAGGATGCTCTTGAATTTCTGCTTGAGAAAATCTTTTAACATCCTTACCAATAGTGTTTAATCCTCTGTGATTTGGACAGATATTTAATACACATTCACCAACACTATCACTCAATGCCTCTTCATAGATCACTACATTATCAATTTCATTAAGTTCAATATTCTCTTTCAGAAGAGACACATTAAATGGATCAGGTTCAAATAAGTGCCACTTTGTATTCGGATAAGTCTTTGCAATCAAGGAGAAAGTTCCTGTGTTTGCACCAACATCCAGAATGACAGAATCATCTTGAATCTGATCAACAAATTTTTGTATAACATCAAGTTCCCAAACAAAATGAGTATCCCACTTACCATCTTTTGAAGGATGAACCCATGAAGAATTTAGATAGAGACAATTCTCTGATACTGAAATTTCAGTTCCATTAATATAGGGAAAGTTTGTATGTTTGATCATTACATACTCACAATAAAAATCGGTTCAGTGATATATTTTTTATCGTCAACAAACTTCACTCTATCGCCATACTTATCCAAAAGTTCATCACAGATCAAAGGAGTAACTCTATTATCATTGCAAATGTAAACAGAAAAACCTCTATCTAACAGATCCGTACAGAGACGATATTGCTGACTCTCAGTTAAAATATCAGTTCCTTTTTTGTATGTAATGTATTCAAAGTAGAAAGGTTTCTTATCAGTATTGATTTTTTCATAATAATCGCAGATAAATGTTGCGTGCTGATTATTAATCTCATCAGTGACTGTTCCCAGGTTATATTCTAAACCAACTTTCTTTGCAAAAGCAGCGAAGGAACGGTTGTCTCTAGGAAGGCAAGGTCCACCATAACCAAATCCATATCCAAGATACTTTCTACCAATTCTACTATCAGTTCCAACAGCACTCAACACTGCAGATACTTCATCTCCACAACCAGAATGATGTAGAACATCTCCCAACATATTTGCATAACTGATCTTTGTGGTTAAGAAGCAGTTAATTGCGATCTTAGTAATTTCTGCAGCAGTGGTTGACATGCTACAAACAATTGCACGAGTGGTCTGGATCTTCTCATACAACTTTCTTATTTCAGAAACAACACTATCATTGTCCCTGAAAGGATTTTTTCCAAGAAGAACCATGTCGGCAGTTCTCAAATCATTAACGATTGATCCCTGTGCAATAAACTCTGGGTTGTAAAATACATCAATGTTGCTCGGAAGTTTCTTAGAGAACTCTTCGCAGTCTCCAGGATTTGTTGTACATCCAACAACAAAATATTTTTTATCTTTTACTCCATCAAAACACTCAACAACATCCCATACAGATGAAACATCATATGAACCGTCAGGAAGAGATGGAGTTGCGACCAAAGTATAGATTAGATCACACTCATCAATAACCTCTTTATTGCTTGTGGTTGCTCTGAAATTCTTTGCAACACGGAGAAGATTTTCTACTTCTGGTTCATTAGTAACGATCTTTCGTTCATTCAACCCTTGAACATAGTCTTCTCTAATATCGGAAACCAAAACATCATATCCTGCTGCTTCACAAAGAAGAGCAAAACAGATGCCAAGTCTACCGGCGCCGATTACACCAATCTTCATACTCATCAAAAAAGTCTCCTTTAATTATAATGCACTTTATGAAATTTGACTATAGTCATAATTTGCTTTTAAAAAGTTATGCACAAACGGCCCATTAATAAAATTGTCTCGCATAATCTTTTGGTTGCTATTGAGTAAAGAGGACAACCAAGAAAAAGAACTATTGGACATCACAAGAAGATCTGCATTCACCATATGATATATGTCACTTATGGGATGATCATCAATGTGAAGTTTAATATCAAAATTATCTTCTTTTAGTTCAAAAAATTCTTCAAAGTTTGTAGTAAATCCTTGAGAGTGTATATGCAGAGTTGCCTTTTCGTTTTTCGTATTTTGCTTTAGAAAGTTGACAAGATTTTTATATCTGTAAAAGTCTTTCTCAAAAATATATTTTTCTCTGTATATTGAAACAATTTCCGCAGGAATATCGTTTGGGTTTGCAGTTCTAATGTGCAATGAGATATTTATATTGTCATCAAAATACTTTTCACCAGAAAAAGATAGATTATTTCTAATCTTGTCTATCCTTTCTTTGGTGAAGATCTCATTCATATACTGACCACACAAAGACGCTAGGGCTTTGTGGCAGTCGTGCAGATTAATTAATATTTTCTTATCGCCATTTCTACTATCATTAATCAACGACATTAGATTATCATTAATTTCAGAAACGGTATATACTTCGTCCCAACAACCGTTTATATTTGGAAAATTAAAAAAAGAATCTATCATTCTAAAATATTCTTCCTTCGAATATCCTGTATATGAATGATGTGCAAAATTGTCAGAACCAGGATAAGTAAATCCAACTCCAATAAAATCTGAAAAGAAATTCAATAGCAGATGATATTGGAGCATGGACCCTATTCCCTCAGTTCCAAACCCATCAATCAATGGGATTTTTGTTTTCCAACTATCGTCAGAAACTTTGTTACTTAGGGTTAGGCAGACACTCATAGTTTAAAGGTAGGAATTGGTTGCATTTTATGACTGTTCATCGAAGAGAACTTGAGAAGAGACTCCAGACCAGGACCAGATCCATTTTCCATCGCTTCTTCAAGTTGTTCGTAGGAAGCGCCCAATTGATCTTCATCGGTACGACCATCATCCCAAAGACCATCAGTTGGTTTAGCTTCAACAATTCTAGAATCTACACCAAAGAACTTTCCAAGTTCCCATACTTCAGTCTTATAAAGATCTGCAATTGGAGCAATATCCACTCCACCATCACCATACTTAGTGTAGAAACCTACTCCATAGTCTTCAACTTTATTACCAGTACCTACTACAATTCCACCAACAGATCCTGCAACCTGATAAAGTGTAACCATGCGAATACGTGAACGACTATTGGCAAGAGCATGAGTGTTCTCACCATAACCATTCATAGTTTGCTTAAACGTATCAAAAACACCAGTCAGATCATACTTAAGTGTAGTGACGTTGCTAAAATTATTAGAAAGCCATTCAAGATGAACATCTGAGAGTGTTTCTTGTTCTTCTTTCTGATGAATTGGCATTCCAAGAGCATATACTGGAAGACCAGTTTTTGCAGCAAGAGTTGAAGAAACTGCGGAATCAATACCACCAGAAACTCCAATTACAAATGATTTAATGTTATTGGTTACAACATAATCTTTTAACCAACCAACAATACGTCTTTCAAGGTCAGAATAGTTTTCAATGCGATTCATTGTTTTTTCTTAATAACTTACTATAATAATATCATAAAAAAATCTATCACGCAACCCTTCCATAACTGTCTTGCAGTCTAACAATGTCTGTTTCATCACAAACTCCGCGTTGAACTTCGATGAAAGTCAGACCATCTGGACCAGCAGTTGCTCTATGAATATTTTTTGGTGGGATGTGAAATCTATCACCAACGATACAATTTCTTTCCTCCCACCCATCATTAATTATACCACTACCTTGAACGACAATCCAATCTTCCCATCTTTGATTATGATATTGAAGAGAGAAAGATTGGTTTGGGTTTACATAAATTCTTTTTACTTTATAAGTTTCCTCATCATATAAAGTGTCAAAAATACCCCAAGGTCTTTGTTCCGTGTACATAATATCAACCTTTATTTGGCACGTAAATTGGATTCGTGTTTATGAATGGAATGTATTTGATGTCATCATTATGAATTCCTTGGTACATCAAATACTTCTCCGCTTTGATATTCAGAACGTCGATCAAATAAGGAATAGATGTATGGACTGTATGAATTTCTTTTGCGTTTTCTAGAACCTTACAATAGTCAAACAGACAATAGTTAATGTCGTTTTCTACAGTAGGTAAATCAAATTCAGGAAACTCAAGGACATTATTTTTCTTATTGTCCGTGTTTGCATAGCGATTGACATAGACATATTCAGAGTCATCTTTCAAACCTAATACATCATAATAAAGATGATTTTCTCTTTCAATGTTTCGTGTAAACTTGAAACCTTCAGACCACTTATTCCAGTCAAGAAAAAGTTGTAGATACTTTGCGTGCATACACATGCAAGTTTCTGACTCAGAAATACCAAAATCATTTTGCCAGAAATGAATCATGTCCATTCCTAAGTAGATAAATTGGGGAGATTGAATGATTCCCATTTGACCATAGTATTCTTTCCCAGGGAAATTATCGTTCTGGGAGCAAAAATCAATATCAGTAATATAATCTTTGATCCAGAGCAATCTCTCTTGTAAAGGCCAAATAACTTTATATCCCATCGAGAGATACTTTCTGGCAATGTATTGAAGGAAAAATACATCACCAATCCCTGCTGGTTGATTAATCAAACAGACTTTCATTCTACCCCCTTATAGAGTTTTACAGAATCTTCGCGGAGGGTTCTTCCAGTTGCAATTGCATTATCAACAAGGAGATTAACCGCCTGTACTAAACGAGGACGCTTTACCTTAAAGCAAATATCAATTTTTCTTTTCAGTTCAGCAACCTCTTGATCAGTCTTTGCTTCCTGAATTGCATCTTCCAACATCCACATGCGGGTGTGAAGGATAGAAAGTTTTTCCACAACCTCTCCAAGATTGTCGGTTTCAATGTATTCAACATCGGGCAGTTCTCTGCGAGACAGAACTTCATCAATAGTTTCTTTAATACATTCGTCAATTAAATTTCCAAATTTAGTCATTAGATCACTCCACGTATGCAACTAACTGATAATCATTAACAATTCTATGTGTAGTATAGTCTGGAGCATTTCCAAAGTATACTGGAACATATTCAATTTTATATTCACTGTTGATTGACAAAATTAAGTTTTCCAAACTCTCTTTTTTGTCGGAGAAATAAACAGGAATATCGTCAATGACGATTGTATGATTTTTGATTGGATGATTTTTGATAAGTTCTAGTTCTTCAAAGGTAGGAACTCCACCACCTTCATCATGAGCATCCAACCAGAAACATGCTTTATCATCAATTGCTTTTAACATATCTGGCATACAATCCAAAGATGTTCCAAGATACAAACTTACATTGTCGTTTTCAGCAAACCGCGTCATGCAGTGTTGATAGCGTTCATTCATAAACTCACAACTCAACACTTGCTCAAACCCATGATTCAAGGCATACTGAACACCGTGACCCAGATGAGTTCCAGTTTCAACAAAATATTTACATCCAAGTTTTACACCAAAGTCTCTGAACAGAAATGCACATGTTGGTATATTCTTTGACTCAGTTTCATACAACTCTTCAAAGTATTTGTTTTTATCAAACATAATAGTTCTCCCAAATAAAGTCTTCTAAAATTTCCATTTTCTTTGCACGTTCAAGATTGTCTTGAATTGCATCCATTTTACTATAATAGATTTCTTCTGAAACATCAAACTCATCACTCAACACGATGATTCCATCCATGTTAAAATGATTACCTATATCTGGTGCTCCAAGATAAACAGGAATTGTTCCTGTCGCAAAGCAATCTAAAAGTTTCTCAGTGAAGTAAGTTCCGTACTGACCATTCTCAATCGCAACCGAGAACATGTAGTCGCAGAGACCATCTTCTTTTAATTCAATCTCATTGAAACCACGACCATAAAGATCAACTTGATCTCCTATCCTATCAACCCACTCTAGTCTTTTCAAATGTCCCTCACACATACGCTTGTTTGAGGAAATCATAGAAATCATTTTAGACTTCTCATAAATCTTTGGTTCTTTAATCCAGAACCCTTGAGCGGGAACCCATTTAAATTTATCACCAAGGGCAAGAAGTCTTTGATCATGAGTGAAAATTACATCATATGTATTTTCAACTAACTCACGATTCGCAATGATGCTTTCAACAAGACCTGGTTTGATAAACTTAGATTCCAAAAGCCAGAGATACTTTGGTCCTGGTCTACCATCAGTAACTCCCTCATTGATAGTATTGTCTATGTAAAAAGTCCCATCACCACCAGTCTGAACCCATTCAATGTATTTGGATTCTTTACCATGGACAGAATAACCTTTGTTTCCTCCAGTAAGATGAGTAAATGTATTGCCAACCAAATTAAACTTCTTTTTCATAATCAATATCCGTCAGCGAAATAAAAAAGATCGTATGCGATACTTGGGTTCATTAATAAAGCAGCAAGAAACATGTTACTACTACTGCCAATAATGTACTCAGTTTTACTAGACAAAATTACATCTAAAAATGCATTTTGATATTCTACTTTATATTCTTCATCTCCCATATATTCTTGTCCACCCTGTTGAGGATTTCTACCTCCCTTCCAATCAATATCTTCAGAAAGCCTTGGTCTATCTGCAACAATACATCTATCTCCAAAAACTTTTTTGAACTCATCAACAAATGGTTGAATCATTGTAGTCAGGAGAACTGCATCATACTCATCAATTTTATTTTTAACTGATTCAATGGCAGGTTCAACTACATTAGAAACTCCCTGATAATGTCCAGTTTGTCTTAGCATAACAGACATTACTTTTTTTCCTTCAATTAATTTTTCTTCATCCTTTATCTTTTCAGCAAAATCATTTACTGGTTTGAATTTTTTCCATTGATTATTTAATGACAATCTAGTTCTAGTAAGATTTTCCAGATCAACATATTGCTCTTTCTTGCTGCCTCTACCGTCATACTTCAGAGTATCTTCTGGGTAGTATTTTAATTGAGACTTTATATCTGCAGGGTAAGCTTCAAAATAGATAAAGTCTTTTGGATATTCTCTACCCAGATACTCATTTGGTTCAAAGAAATCTAAAAGAACGTTTTTCTCTAGAACTTCATCAAAATTATTAACTTGAGATGATTCTATCCATCTATAATTTGAGTAACTACTACCAGGATAATTTGTTTTATTTCTTGTGTGTAAAAAAAGATTTATATCTCCATCGGATTTTTCAACTGTTTCCATCCAAGCAAGTTGCAAAAGAAATCCACTAAAAACTCCTGCACAATTTCCCGCAATTACATTCATTTAAAATAACTAAACGCCATTTATATATGATACAAAAAAAGGAGGTTGTTGTCAACCTCCTTTGCTCAGTATATGCAGGCTCGCCACTTGCTTTTTGACTAGAAGCAAGAAACTAGGCGGGGTTGCCCCATCCGCACCAACTGCTCTTGAGAGAAGCAGTAAACTCATAATAGGGTCATGTTGACTCCACCACCTAGTTTTACTTAACTAGGAAAAGTTGGATTAGTTTTGGTACTTCAATAGCAGCATAGAAACCACATAAGAATAAAATGTCCCAGAACTTATATTTGATTGCAAAAGGAACAACAAAAATGTTCCCAATACACTTTACAAATAATCCAATCTTCATGTCTCCCCATAACAGGAAAAAGTATCCCGATAAGAGTAGAATATTACCAATGTATCTACATACATTAGATTTTGCCATAAAGGGGTTGCTCCCGACCAGTGCGCTTTTATAGTCTTCCCGAGACTAACGGTTTATTGAGAGATAAGAGCAGCAAAACTACCAGGTCTTACTTTTGGTGCTTCTTCAACTTTAGGTGATTCAACCTTAGTTGCTTCTACTTTTGGTGCTTCTTCAACTTCATATTTGGTTGAAGTTTCATATGAAGCAGTTGATGTGAAAGATCTCTTAGACATTTTTTACAAGTAAACTTTACTTTTATTTAGACTAATCTTTCACATAACATGGAACCCTATCGGGGTCCAACCATTTAGTGTATTCAAAGTCTTCCATAGCAGTCATCAATTGAGTTTCATTATCACAAAGATACATGTCCCTATAACGACCAGTATAAGAATCTACTTTTTGAATACGACAATCAGGTTTCCCATTAATTTCCAAGGTGCCAACTTGGACATAACGATAAGGAAACCTCTCCATAAGAACAGTTGGTTTTCTTACTACTTTCATCAAGCAACCTCAACAGATTCAAGATCAGCAAGAACATATTCCATAAGCATCTCATAATCATCCAGAGGATCACCCGAGAACACCACACCTTCGTTTTCGTAGTAGCGGCGGACCTTTTTGAAAAGTTTCGGATTCTTTACATCAAGGTAAAACTCACCATTTGCTGCACCGCGAAGAGTGAAAACGTCTTTCTTGAATTTTTCTGTAAGAGTCATTGTTTTGAATGTTGACCTTAGTATTATAAAGGTTTGACTTGGAGAAGTCAAGGTGGACACTTGGAGTGGTGTCCTATGCTCGTTGAGAGAATCGAACTCTTCCTACGGCGCTTTATGAGAACGCTGCCTTCACCAGATGGCTAAACGAGCGTAATTAAACCTTCGTGTATTTTGCGATGACAATTTGCACAAACTAAAATACATTTAGAAATTTCTTCTTGAATTTTTTTCCAAGAATTTCCTTGTATCATTTGAGATACTCCCTTTTCCTTTATATCTGGGTCTAAATGATGATAATCCATACAACACGCTGGATGATATTCTCCACAAGCAGAACAAGAAATACTTTCTTTTAAATTAGTTAAATTTTCTTTGTTTTGTTTTGCTCGATTTTGTCTGTTGGCGTAATGTCTTGCTTTGTACTCTGGATCATTTTTAAGTTTTTCTTTTAACCAATTGCGCTGATACTCTCGTATCACATCACAATCTGCTGAGGTTTTTCTTTTTCTAGGCATATTAAGTTGTAAATAACTCATAACTATTTATTAATATTATGAGTTAATACGAGTGGGTGGATTCGAACCACCTCAAAGCCGCTAATCTGGCGGAAAAGGTTTATAAGACCTCTCTGACTACCAAGTCTCACTCGCTTAAGACCAGATCTATAGTAGCGGATCTGGAACGCTGTGTCACGAACCTTCTTCGTGATCAGTGTGAATGTGTATCAGTTCATCATCCACAACTGATTCTATTGCGTACTTTATGGTTTCGTTGTAAGGAACTATCACTGCGCTATTATTTCCGTCTCGTATAATAAATGATTCACCATTTTCAACTCTTATCATTAGATTGTCAAAATCTGCTTGAAACTCTTCTATTGTAAAAGATTGAAGTTCTTCTAGTTCTTGCATTTTCATAAAGTGATTATGAATCGGAGTATTCGGATTTGAACCGAAATTATTCCTGCTCCCAAAGCAGGTGCCATGACCAAGTTAGGCGATACTCCGTTACTTATCTCTATGTATATACATAATACCAGCAAAAGGAACGATTGTCAACCCCACTCCACAAAGAAAAAGAAAGAAAGGACTTGCTGCGAGTGTCTCAACGAGATGGAAGATCATCTACCCCTCCAGTGCTTGTATTCATAATACAGGAATTGATCTACTTCGTCAAGCCCATGTAGTGGTGTGGTCTCTTCTCTATAGGACCACTCAAGACAAAACTGTTTGATGTCATGATTATGTAGTACAGAATGACCATACATCCTCACAAAAGCAGACATGGCAAAATTATATCTCTGTTTATTGTGGATATGCATGTGTGAGTCCCCAATTTAAGAAAATTGCTATAAGACTAAAAACACACAAAGCGTAAAAAAGTGTGTTACTCATCATCCTCATCCTCATAAGTAGATGGTTCTTCAAACAACTCTTCCATTTTTTGTCGCAAAACTCTTTCTTGCAACTTCTGCAAATCTTCTTCTGTGATCATCCCTATTAGTTTAGAGTAATTTTAAGAAAAGGAAGTAATGGTGGAATAACACCAACAAGTCTCAAAAGTCCCTCAGCAAATAAAGCAAGAACCACCCAACCGACGCACATACTAATGATAGAAGCATTACGGTTGTGTCGTCGTATTGCAGCATCAATCATCTCCTGCACTTCTGTACGAGTTACATAATCATCATCAAATGGTTCCATCATTTTTCATCACCAAGAAACTTTGCCAAAGGATCTCTTCTAGTCTTTACTATTTCAACTGCTCTCTTATAGAACATATTATCGGTATTACCAGAAGATTCAAAAGTTGCTTTTATTTTCACCCAATTTTCGTAAGTATGCTGATCCATTGGGAGTTTAGTGATAGTACTATTATATACTAATCACAGAACTTTCAAAGTCAACTAAGTGTCAGGATTCTGTAACACTACGATACAGAAAACGGAATAAAATCTTAATTTGGTATTCTATGTAACGGAAGGTAGGCGAATCGAACGCCTAAGGGCTTTAACACCTCGACTGTTTTCAAGACAGCTGCCGTCACCTATCGGCTTGACCTTCCATTTTTAATCAACGAATTTCAAAATCTAATCGTCTAACTTTACGTTGCCTTCTTGCTTCCTGAAAAGCAAGATCTTGAGAAGTCAGAACATTTTTTTGTTCTTTCTTTGTAGAGTTTACCATAACTACTCTACTTAAGTCAACTGCTGAAACACTATCACCTTTAACGGTCATTGTGTTTGGACAACCACAAACCTGCGTTTTATTTGTGCTAGTTAATTCTTTGTTGCAATCTCTGCATCTTACAGTAATCATAATTCATAAATCCTATCATTGCGTAAATGATCTTAACATCCAAACAAATTTGCCATGTGCTTCATTTAAATCATCAACAAGGTTAATTGTACCTTTTGATTTTTGATTTTCTGCTTCTTCTGATACTTGAGTTAGAAGTTCGATAATCTTTTGATTACCTTCTAACAAATCACGAACCATACTCATAGTATCTAGTCCACTATTTGCTTCTGAGATATGAGAAACTTCAGTAATTCTAGAAAGAGTAGGAACTGGTTTTACATTTAAGTATCTCATATGTTCAGTGATTCTGTCAACCTCTTCAAACATTGCTTCGTACTGTTCTCCGAAGAGATCATGAAACTGTTTGAAATCGTCTCCAGAAACATTCCAATGATATACCCAAGTCTTTTGGAACAAAACAAAAAGACTTGCCTGAGTATCAGAAAGTAATTTATATAGGGTTTCCATTACACTTCTTTTTTTGAAGTATTTATACAATGGGAGCAGAGGGATTCGAACCCCCGACATTCTGCGTGTAAAGCAGACGCTGCTACCGCTGAGCTATGCTCCCGTTTCCTCTGTCTAGGAATCGAACCTAGTTTCCATGTGTGTTGTCCACCCGTCCTTACCAATAGACTACCAGAGGTTGTGGTAGGTGTTGAGGACTTTACCTATGTCCCCACTCTTTACATTCACTCACCCACAGAATACTAGGGATGAGGAGAGGTTTTGGCACCTACAGAACGGTGATGAGTGCCCATCACCAGCAGAAGACACTTTCTGCAATTTTCACTACATTAGAGGGCAGTGAAAACATGATAGAATCGGATATTTCCAACCCTATCAACTGCCCCACTTGGACTCGAACCAAGAACCCCAGAGTTAACAGCTCCGTGCTCTGCCAATTGAGCTATAGGGCAATAAATTTAGAACCCGAAGGTTCAGAGCGGAATACCGGATTCGAACCGGTGACATTCAGCTTGGAAGGCTGACGTTCTACCACTGAACTAATTCCGCAGGTGGAAAACATGGAGGAGGTGGTGGTCTCCATGTTTTCCATATGACAATCATAAACTATTTTCATATGATTGTCAAGTATCCGAAACAGGACTTGAACCTGTAAGCCGTCTTAGGGCGATAGGACCTAAACCTATTGCGTTTACCAATTCCGCCATTCGGACAAGATGGAGTAAGTGTGATATACCTCATAAGGATATAACAGTGACTTACCCTCTATCACTTTTATATATGGAGATAAACTCCAACGGGTTAGGTAGGATTCGAACCTACGACTCACGCTTTAGAAGAGCGTTACTCTATTCCACTGAGTTACTAACCCAAGAGACCTCCCTGTTTGTGCTTCTATGAGAGGCATGGGAGGGGTGAGATTTACATGAAGTTTGGACCTTCAAAACTCATGAGACAATCATACCAGTTTAGGATTTGATTGTCAAGTGGGAAATCCAAGACTCGAACTTGGCACCTCACGATTATCAGTCGTGCGCTCTAACCAACTGAGCTAATCTCCCGTATGCCGTGTGGTTGTGAATCCAAATCAATCCTCTTTGATAAGCGCCCCACTGCATCTTATCTTAAGTCTTGAACCACGGCAATGGGCAGGGAGGGATTTGAACCCCCGTAGGCTGAGCCAGCGGATTTACAGTCCGCCTCCATTAACCACTCGGACACCTACCCGATGTAATCATTATACTCATCTTCGCTGATTTCGTCAAGACTTACAATTTCCAATTCAGAAGTTTCTGGTTCAATCCATTCATAAAATTCCGCAAGAATAGATCTTGCATCCCCCTTGTCAACATTCATGTCTGCAGCACGATCGAGAGACCATTCTCGTACATGTGCAACGATGTCTTCAGTCGTTGTTGCCATAATAGTCTTTTCGGAAGTACCTGTTGAGGATGTTACTATTGTACCAGGCTGGGGTGCCGTCGTCAAGGGCTTCAGTGAGAACATTGTGGTTGAAGAGTCGTCTGGTCTCCTCAAAGTTTGTTTTGCCCTTTGTTTTATGTAATGATAAGATAGTTCTACTAAAATTTTCTCTGCCAAATTTGATAATGTCTTCTTTAAGTTCTGGACAAGACCCATAATAATTTTTCCAATCGGATTCTGATTTTACTTTTCTTTTTTTACCTTTAGGAGTTCTAAAACTCCATAAGTACTTCCTACCAATATATTTCCTACCATTAAGATTATTCTGGATAAGATAAACAAAACCAAAATGATCTTGAATATGATCTGAAGTAAAAGGTTTCCCATTATAAACCCAAGGGTTTTCATAGTCAATATCTGTACTCATCAATTATATCAAGGACTTCGTTGAGATATTTATGGGCAAGTCCTTTGGAGTCCCAACCTGGTTGATCTCGATATAATCTATCTTTTAATTTTAGTACACGAACTTTTATTTCGTCTTTGGTAAGTTGATTTTTAGGCATAAAAAAGGGGAGATTGCTCTCCCCTATCTATCAAAGTTTGAAACCACTGAATGTGTCTTTCTTCACATCCTGTTTTATTCCACCTACTACATAACTTTCTACTTCTGTTTCCTGGGGAGCCACCTGGAGACCTTTAGAGGAAATCCAGTGCTGGGTCCAAGGAAGTGGATTATTGTTTGCGGCAATATCGTATTGGGGTTTAAGTCCAATCGCTTTAAGTCTTCTGTTGGCAATCCACTCAACGTATTGTTGAAGAAGTTTATCGTTTAATCCAATCATGCTTCCATCTTTGAACAGATAGTCTGCCCAACGCTTTTCTTCATTTACAGCACGATCAAACATGGCATATGTCCACTCTTCCTCTTCTTTCATAATCTGCTTCATTTCTGGATCATCACCATCTCTCCATTTGTTCAGAATGTTCTGAGTAATGGCTAGATGTTGGTTTTCGTCTCTTGCGATAAGAGAGATGATTTTAGCGGATCCTTCCATAAGCTTAAGTTCGCCAAAGGCGAAACTACAAGCAAAACTAACGTAGAAGCGAATACCTTCAAGAATATTAACGTTTGCGACTGCTCTGTACAGTTTTCGT